CGTCCTGCGGCTCCAGCTTGAACAGGCGGTGGCGCATCTCCTTCACGGTCTCGCTTCCCTTGGCCTCGTCAGGGAAGTACTCCTTCGCCTTGGCGTCCTGGTCGTGGATGCTGAAAAGCTTGGCACGCAGCTCGCGAACGGTGCGCTCGTCCTTCGCCTTCCGCCTATCCTGCGCCTCGGTCTCGCCGGACTCGTGTGCCGCCAACGCGGCGTCGCGCTCGGGGTCTTCTGAACCTACAGGCTGGATTTCGTCATACGCGCGGCGCAGCTTCTTGAGCGTCTTCATTTCAATCTCCTGTGCCGCGTGGCGGCTGTAGTTAGGTGGTAGTGCAGGTGAATCTGTGACGCGTGGCGGCTGTCTTACTTCTTGGCCGAACCCGACTGGATTGTGAGGTACACAGCGTACCAGTCCGTGCTGATCTCGTGCTGAGCAGTCGCTAGTGAAACAGTACCAGAGCAAACCTGGCGATGCAACGTATCTTCTACTTGGTCCTTCTCACGCGCTCCGGGCTTTGGCAGGTACGGCTCGGGCCACAGGTTCGTGAGGTCGTTGGTACCACCGAGCTCCAAAGAAATCAAATGGTCGATTTCCAGCTTTGCGCCTACGCACCCGGCCTTGTCGATGCCATACTCTGCACATGCCGCGTGCTTTGTGGCTTCTGTTACAAGGCGAATAGGCCCAGTGCGAAAGGTCTTAGCGCAGAGTTGCGCCGCAGTGCGAGTGCTGACTGCACCGGGCGTGGCCTTTAGGTCGTTCAGCACCCCAGGGCCGTGCATCCGGTACTTCGCCGTCTGCGCTGTGCCTTGCGTGGTGCAGATAACCAAGACCACAGTGAAGCCCACCAGCCACTTTAGCCGCGTGAACAAGGTCGGTCGCGTCGCACAAGGGCCTTCGTGCATGTAGGGGCGTGGGCAGTACCATCCCTTGGGTGGCTTGGTGCAGTTACAAGAGTTCAGAATGTTAGTTCCCCGTCGCCAGGTTGCACGTGGAGCCGGAGCCAGGCCCACCAGCAGACACACCCGCGATGTAGGTGTTCGCGCCGAGCGTGAGATAGAGCACCTGCCCAGCCAGGATGACGACGCCCGTGGAGTTTGTCACCGTCACGGCGTTGGACGTGCCCAGCTTGACGCTGATGTGGCAGGGACCAAGATTTGCGACACGTACGATAGAGTCGCTCGCCGGGGTGCCGGGCAGAAGGACGGCGGTAGAGGCGAACCCAAAGGATGTGCCCTGGGCCGCGTCTACTGCGAACGATGCTTCTTGAATGTTTGCCATTGGTGCTCCTTGCTTGCTTTACTTCCTTGCCAAGCTTCTTGTTTCAAACCCGGTATTGCATTATGACAGGTGCATGTGCACTTCAGCGAGAAACACTTTCCCATAATGTGCGGCACGGCCGAGCACGGTTTGGTCTTCCAACCTGGCGGTGCACTGAACCGCTGGATTCCGGATGTGCGAGTTTCTTCGGGTTTACGGTTCAAAAGACACGCCTCTTAGGCACGTACTTCGCCAAGTTGTAACTCTGAACCTCAGGCTCTTTGTGCGCAATGTACCACGCATAGATACCGGCCAGAATGGCGATGATGTCTAGGGTGGAGTCACCCGTGCGCACTGCTTCATTGCGGGCCAATCTTGCCTCACGTGTATCACCTGGAATCATAAGGTAAAGTGCTTTCTCAAATAGTGCGCGCGCCACCCACGCTGGTTGGCCGTCTGTCAATTCTCGCACCTTTGATACAGCCGCCGATTTTCCGCCGGTCTTAAATGCATGTGTAACAATCTTCGCATCTTCATCAGCTTGGGCGTCATAAGCCCTCAGCACGCCCACCGGCTCGACATGCTCACGGCCGTCCTTCTCAGTAACTTGGATGGTGAACGCTCCCTTGCCATGCTTGACGTCGCCGGGGCGGGTGCCGTGTGCGTCCTTTGCTCTGCCGACCTTCTCCAGCGCGCCCCAGAACATCGGCTCGACCAATCCCCGGCCCGTTCCGTCTTGAGGATGCGGATCGTGCTTGAACACACCATCATGACCGACAACGGCGTGCATTCCACCGCGCGGAGAGATGCCTTCTATTACGTGCCACCCTGACGGCTTCGCCGAGTCGATGGGACGACGTGTGTAGCGCAGGCCGTGCTTGCGAAGGAACTTGTTCACCCCAGGGTCGTGATTGGCGTCTGGGAAGTCTGGCACGTCCGCCTCTGGAATTTCTAAGATGGACGCCAGTGCTGCTCTAAAGCATGTACCATCTTCACCGACACGGCTCTGCGTTACCCGCTTCATCACCTCCACCCGGCATAGTGGCTGAGCACGTCATACATAATCGGTATGACGGCCACAAGGGCGACATAGACCTTTGTGGTGGTAGAGGCCCGCCGCTCACGTTCTACTAGCACAGCGAAGAAATCTTTCAGCTTCGGTATGGCTCCGGTCTCAGGGTCATACAGATTAGCCTCTGTGCGTTCCCGATATGTTTCTAGCTCGGTGACCCTCACAAACAACGCGGCTTTTCCGTTGCCCTTGTACAGATCACGGTCATGGCCGCGTACGGTGCGGATCAACTCGGTCAGGTCCATAGGCTGATGGTCGTAGTTCTCTTGGGCCATTTGTAGGGGTCCGTTCTCTGTGGGCAGTTCGTTGGCGGTGGTGCTACTCTACACCAGGGTCGCAGGGCTCAGCCATGTCATGGTTAGCCATCCACTTCTTGAATGCCGCCATGGTGAATTCCGTGATGGCGGCGTAGGTCTTGCGGGACAGATGATGACCAAGCATATAAGTTTCTAGTGCTTCAGCCTGGTTTGCGAACGAAAGAAATACCTTATGCTCATCGAACCCTGTGCCGTCGATGTCATGCTGATCAACGACCCACACCGTAGCTGACTCCGGGTCTGTACCGATGTAGCAGTCAAGACTATCACCGTCAGCACCCAGAATGCCATCGATGAAGCCATAATGAGCCGGCATTGTGACCGACCAGGCTCGACCGTCCGGTGTGAAGCCTGAACGCAGCCTTCCAACCGGCGTCTCGACGCGTGTGCGCAGTCCGTGGGTCTCCCGTATGGACTCCGTGGCTCCGTTCGCGGCCGAAGCGCCGTCGGCGTCCGTGGCGTGGCCATGCAGGACCTCGTACGTGCTGGATCCATGCTCCAGACCAGCTGAGCATACGCAGTCACGCACTCTATCCAGCGTAACTTTGCACTCAGAGCGGTGCAGATGGCCAGAGCACTTTGTACAGATGCGCCAAACTGGATTGCCACACTTCTCGAACGTGGGGATGGAGTCGGTGGCCTTGGTCTTCTTTTCTCCGAACACGCCCCAACCAACTGACAACCGTACGTCGCCAATGTACATACCGCGAGCTTCTTGCTCACGTGTTGGCACTGTACCCCAACGGGAAACCCGTGTCATGTCGTACTGCTTGCTAGTGCGCACTTTCTTCAGCCAATGCTCAGCTTCCACCTTATCGGTGAACGGGCCGTAGATCAGGTCCCTGGGTAGCGCATCCTGTACTCTTGCGTAAGCCACCACAGTCCCATCCACAAAGCGAACGGGGACGGCAGTTTCTCCGTCCAGGTCCTCTACCGCATCGCCGATGGAGGCGACTGTCAGCAGTTTGCCACCTACAAGGATCTTTTCACCGCGCTTGAGTCCGGCGGGGAGGGTGTCCATTGCAGGCGCTGTCTTGCTGGGCTTGCCAGCCTTCTTGGCTAGCAGTTCTTTGGCGGATGGCTCGTCATTCTTTGCAGCCGGGTCCTCGGGGTCTTCGCCCTGGCCCGTCTTGTTTTCGCTCTTAATGGCCTTGGCAGGGGAGTCGGCCTCACCAAGCCCCGCGCCCTCGCCTCCGAAGAGGCCCTCGCCGAGCTCGCCTTCTGAGGCTACGGAGTCAGACAGCTTCGCGATGAACTCGTCTGTGAGGTTCGTGCCGATGCCGGTCATGTCACTGGACTGCTTGACCTCTCTAGCTACGACGCGCGGACTCATAATTCCGCTATTCAAGTAAACCGTCACGGTATCTGCTACGGATTTCGCTAGCTCAGATTTCTCTTTTTCGTCAAGGACTCTGATGGAGGGGCAGACCAAATCTAGATCGTCTGGTACCTCTCCTAATTCACTCATACAAAGCACGGGGTAAAGTTTTTCCAACTGAGGTGTGAGGTAGACCGACTGGTCGGTTGCGATGCGTTCGGAGTAGATCATCTCGTCGCCGTCGCCAGCCTGACCAAGTCCATTGTAGGTCCGGCCAAATAGGCGCGTGATTGGGATCTGCGCCGCGCCTGCAATGTCTAGCTGGAACAACTGAAGTACATCGCTCATGCCGCTGAAACTGTACTGGGTCTGCTCTATGCCGCCATCCGCCGGCAACGGGATGAGGCTCTGGTTACTCATAAGCGAATTAAGCGACGACATGCGCTGCTCAAACTTCTGTGAGGCCACCTGTGACGAACCGAGGCCCGAGAGAAGTTGGGCAAGGTCGGGAAATTTCATGCCGATCAGATTTGCTCTGAACGAGAGGTTAAGCAGATTTGCGTACATGTTGTCTAGGCGCGTGATGGACTCGTAGATCGGTTCCAACACTGAAATGCCCCACTGCATCTGGGCTTCCTTCTCAGGTGTAGGTACAGAGGGTCCTGTGAACCTCAGTACGCGTGATGAATGTACTTTGAATGAGGCCCCACCAGTAGGCGTGACCGTGTAGTTTTCTGGCCTGCCGAAGTCAAGAGGGCGGTTGATATCTGTACACACATCCCCTGCTGGGTGAATTCCGCTCCACATATCGAACGGCAGAATGCCTTTGTAAGCCCCGATTTTTACTGACTCTAAGTCCAACGGCTGATCGAGCTCATTCTCCTGGCCGTCTATGACTATCAGCCCGCCCGCTCCGCCGAACAACCGCCCCCAGGTCAAACCAGTAAGGACGTTGTTTTTTGTGTTCGTCTTGCGCAGCGCTCGGTCAATGCGAGTCAGGTCCTTGGGCTCGATCTCACTTGTGAGCTTAGGCCACGCTTTCACGTAATCTTGGGCGGGCACATCTATGATGCGGCGGCTCAGCCAATGATTGCGATAGAGAGTTGTGATGGCCCAAAAATCGTAGGAGAACCTAACCAGGGTGTATTCCGAACCTTGCCCTAGAGATTGAGT